TATTAAATCAGCAATTTCCGTAAAAAGTTCTATGGCAACTGGCTCTATTTCTTTCAATAAACCAGTCGGTAATGTTGCTACTTCATTTATTTGTTCTACTTCTTCTGTTAGAACAGATTCATATACTTTATCCCAAAACTTTCTTGTTATCATATGAAGTGGTCTTAACTCGCCTTCTTTTTTCTTTTCTACTTCTATCATTTTACCACGGCGAGTATTGAATTTGGCAATAACTGAATTGAATATATCTGCATCAAACCAACCGAATATAGAAATGAATCTACTTTTCAGTTCGGTTAATTTTGCACTTCTATCTTCCAACGCCTTTCTTATTGATTTTGGATTCATTTCGCCAAATGACGGTATATCATATCTAACATGATTTGTGATGATATAGTATACATAAGGATTTTGAATATCTTTATACGGAAGTTTACTTGTTCCATTCCATCTCATTAGTCTCTTGTAATCTTTCAATTTAGAAACATCATCTTTATCTACCGCATATATTACAATAGTATTTGAACTATCAAACTGTTCCAAAATTTCATTTGCATGAAATGGCATATTTGATTTCATAATATGTTTAACATTATGTCTTTTCATTATTGAATATTTTTCATCATACGATAAAGGTTTTTCTATTGAATCCATTGTTTCATCAGTTACAACAATAACATTATCTTTATCGAATTTACGGCAAATTCTATCATATTCTTCACGATGATAAATTGCCATTGGTTGAAATTTACCAGGATATAAAACAACAACATCTTTATCTACCAACTCATTCTCATTGAATATGGCAAGGTTCATTTCACGGATAAGTTTTAGAACAGGATTATTCATTTGTTTCTTCCAATGGTGGCGGACCAAAAGGTGATGTTTCTGGTGCTTGAATTAACGGTTCAATACTACCAGGTTTTTCTGGCCACACTATTATCCAAGGATTTTCATAATTTGTTATGTCTCTTAATGCCTGACGATATATTTTCCATGATTCTTTTTGTTGAGCAGTAAATGGAGCATCTTCTAATTGTGTCCAATCCGATTCTTTCAATTCAATATTTCTTCTTGATCTAACATTACCCCATTCATTTATAGTCTCTGCTTGTATTTCATCAACTGTTTTTTCACGAACAAGTTCATGTTCTATAACCAAATCAGAAGTAATTTCAAATTCACTACCGTTGGATGCCCATTTTTCTGGTCTGGTTGTAGTATATCTATATTCATACGGATACCAACCAAACGATATTAAAGTTTGAATATCAAATTTATCAAAATTTGAAATATTATTCCAAACATTAGGTAAAGGACGGTTAGCTTCTTTAACTATACCGCTTTCAACATAAGCATATTTCATTTGGATAATCCAATATTAAATAAAATAGTTCAAGTATAAATATCATTATTAAGGAACTTTCTTTCCATAAAATTCTTCCAACGAATTATACATACCATTTGTATCAAAATTACCATCGATTATTTGATTACATCTTTTCTCGAACAAATCAATATGGTCATTCCATCTACTTTCAAACAAATGATAAATTTTATTTTCATAAAGTGTTCCAATTCCGTAATAACCATAATTAGATAATCGCCATACACCATCATTCTTTGGAACACCATCGAATTTTGTAGGATAAAGACAACGGTATCTCTTTCCATAATATTCAGCGGCATAACTTAATTCTTCTGCGGTATCACCTCTCTCAGATGGGTACATTGAAGGCATATTCAATTCTTCATAACATTTACGAGACAAAACAAGAAAACATGGTGCCACATAAACATGAGTCTTTGGTAATATATGATTTGAAACTTGAGCAGCACCAACCATTGAATTATTATCCACTGCATATTTTATTGAATCTTCTATCACTTGTTTATTGAGTGGAACACAATCCACTTCAAAAAATACATAAACATCTGATATAGTATTACGGCAAACACCGGTCATCCAAACACCTTGATTAACATTCATGTTCGTATACTGGATATCAATTCCGAAATGATTGAAAACTTTTTTATGTGAGTTTAAAATTCGAGTATCTACATTATCCCAATGTAAAGTATGGTATGATATTTTCATAATTCTATCTCTATTGAGTTCCACAATTCTTTCCAATCTAAAAACGCATCTTTTTGTTCATTAAATCCCATATGAAGTGCAAGCGAAGGAATAGGTGTAAATAATTTTGCTTCCCATCGCCAAATATGATTTATAGTTGTTCCTTCGTGAACCATATTTCTTTCACCCCAATCTGTCATATATTCAGTTGAAAGCATATAAAATCTACTCCAATGTTTTCTTATTAGTTCTGGAGAACAAAGAAAAACAAATGTGGAATATTTGTTTGTTCTAAATCTTCTATTCTTACCAAGAACAATTCTACATTCGTCTATGTATTCTGGTTTATAGTTGTCTGGATCATCAAATGGATGAATGCCTACATCAACTCCAAGATTTCTTTTGAATGTTACATAGGAATCAACCATTTCATCGATGGTAGTTGGATAATGTAAATAATCATCCTCTACAAAATAAACTAAATCTGCAGTTGATGATCTTCCTTTTTCAAATTGCATATATCCAGAATAATTCCATCCACTTTCTTCTAGTGGTACAAATTCGTATGGATGTTTTGATTTTTTGAAAATATCATGGATATAATCAATCGTAGTCTGTGAAGAATGATCATCTAACCAAATAAATTTTATATTACCACCTTCGTAATTATCAGCAGTATTTACGAGTGAAGTAACACATTTACGAATAAGAGTAGTTTTATCAACACCGCAATATCTCGGTTCTCTTGCTGGGTGAATATCTATCAAGTCGTGTGTTCGTAGTATAATATCTATATTCATAATAATTCCTCTTTTTTTTGGACTACCCAAGTTTGTTCTGCGTATTTATATGCAGGTGCCTTTATAGTGGTTACATTTCTTTTACCAAAGTATTCATCAACGGCATTACTAACAGATGGCCAGGCATAATCATCACCGGAAATATATCCACCAACTTTTAATTTTGGAAACCAATGTTCTACATCTTCTTTAACACTTTTGTAATCATGTGCACCGTCTATGAAAATAAAATCTAAACTTCCATCTTCATATAGTTTAGATGCTTCAACCGAAGTCATTCTTATTGGATTTATTACAGATTTAATTGGGTATATGTTTTGTATGAACTCATTGTATAAACCATTTGGTATTTCGAGTAGTGGTTCGTATGAATCATTGTTTTTATCCAAGTGTTCCGGTGAACCTAACCATGTATCTACACAATCAAATTTAATTTTCTTACCGCTGTTGATTATTTCAACACCCATGTAGGTTGATGATTTTCCTTTCCAACTACCAACCTCTAAGAAATGGTATTCATCTGTGTCATTACAAGATAAAACCATTTGGGTGAATAAATTTTCTTGTACAAACCATCCTGGAACAGCGAAATAATAGTGTTGTATCATTTTCCATATCCTTCTGCCAGTTTTGTAAGTTCTTCACGAATTTTTTGGAAAGGTGCTTCCCATTCTCCATATTTTTCTTGTCTAAATAGTCTTACTGAATCATACCAATGTGATTTATCACCTGGAACAACCCAAGTATAATAAGGCATGATTGGTGTAACTATCCAAGTTGGTATTCCCATAGCAGCAGAAAGGTGTGCAACCGATGTACAAGATGTTATTACTACATCACAACCTGCAATAATAGAGGCAGTATCTTCCCAAGTCTTCATTTGTTCACGCATATCACCAAATGGAAGACCATCTACGAGATTTTCGTCTCTTTGTAGTGAATAAAATGTTGTATTTGGAATATCGTGAAGACCAATCATCAATTCTGGTGGAAATCTTCGGTGTTGTTCGTCTTCAAAGTCTGGTGAACCACTCCAACGAATACCAACCTTCAATGTATCCTTCTTAGAAAACAAATTTCTTTTTTCTTTTGGAGACATAAAAGGTTGACCGTCTAAATCATTGAGTTCTATACCCAAAACATAAGGAGCAGACATTGCTGGCACCCAATAATCATAGTGAGCACACATAATTACTTCATTATCAACACAAATGAAACCGTGACGGGAGAATATTTCTTTTAATTCGGGTGCACATGAGACTAAAACTCTTGCACCCATCTCCTCAAATTTCTTAGCGAAACGAAAATTAAGAATTTGGTCTCCATAACCTCCTTCACATCTGAAAAGAAGTGTTTTGCCCACAAGTGGTTCATTTTTCCATATCTTTCCTGGTAATGCTGGAAGACCGAACACATTGATAAATCTACCATAATTGAAGTGTTCAAATGCTTTCATCATGTTACCGTGACGCATTTCATGCCAACCTAAATTAAACAGAACACGGTAGTCTGTTTGTGGTTCATTTCTTAAAATTTCTTCACTCAAATTTGGATTACCACCGATAGATGCTTCTAATGCAACATCAAGTGGATGCATTTTATTTTTATCCATAAACAAAACCTTTTATTTTTAATATGTTAATTACAAATATACACTTTTTATACCAAATAACCAAATTATTTTATTGGGTATATTCTTTAACCAGTATTGTATGAGAAACACCAGTTGATGGAAACTTCCAATTACTTAAAGTTCCAATTTGAACAGGCGATGATCGATTGATTGAATCATTATGTCCAAGTTGTCCATTTGTATTCAAACCCCAACTCCATATAGTACCATTCGATTTTCTCGCAACAGTATATTGTGATCCAACTGATATGGTTGCATCACCCCAACTTGTGTTAAAATCTCCAACTTGTGTTGGTGAAGATCTAGCTGTATTGAATGTTAGAACTTGACCAAGTACAGCAGCAGAATTTATACCCCAAGATGCAAGTGTTCCATCGTTTAGTAATGCAATACCGTGATTTTCTCCAAGAGATCCGGATGCAAAATCGGTTCTTGTTCCAATTTGAACTGGTGATGACCTAGCACTTATTGTAATTTCACCTTGGCCATTTTGACCGTTAGAATTCAATCCCCATGCCCATAATGTGCCATCGGTTTTTCTTGCCAATGCAGATCCGTAAACAACCGATCCACCATCTTCGCCTGGAAATACATCTGACCAATTAGTTAGTGTACCAATTTGAACTGGTGATGACCTGTTTGTGGTAGAATTATTTTGTGCCAGTTG